GTTTCATGAGAAGGTGGTTTTATATTATGATCAGGTCCAAGATATGCAATTTCACTATTAGTATAAGTATGTCGTTCTGTAGTTCTATGCTGAATATCAGCGCCATTATAATATATGTATAACGCAGACCCTATAGCTGTTCCATCATCTCCACACCCAGGAAATAAATGCATATTTTCAAAAGGAGTTTCTTTGTGAATTTTCGTATTAGTTGAGCAATTTAAAAATGTTCCTCCTGATAAACATATATTTTTAAATGATTCATCAGTCTCATATAATTTATTTGTTTTTTCCAAAACAAGTCTTTCTAAAATATATTGAAGACTTGCTGCCAAATCCATTACTTCTTTAGAATCACTTTCGTTTTTATGATATTCATGCCCCCATATTCTATTAGTTAATAAATGCCATTGTAACCTATGCCGAATTACTTGCATGATCAGCCCACTATATTCTACCCAATGATCAAAATTCGATGCCTTGAATGCTGGAACAGTCATAAAATCAAAATATTTTTTTTCTTTAATGTGTTCTAAAGGTGTACCAAAACTAGCTAAAGCCATAGTACTACCTGATTTGAACAATCCCGGCCCTATTCCCATTTGTTCAGTAAAATCACTATACACATTACCAAACATTATCTGTGGACAACGATATCTAAGTAATCTTTGTCCTTCACCCCAAACCTGACTAGAATTTCCAATATATCCAACATCATAACCACTCGCATCAATAGTAAAACACGCTGATTTATCAAATGGGCTAGTATAATAAGCAGAAGCAGCATGTGATAAATGATGATGTACCATATAACAAGGAAACTCATATATATTTCCTCTATATTTTAATTTAGAATCCCATGCCTCACCTGATGAAAAACCTCTCATTACTCCTAAATTTTGCAACCCCATAGCCTTCTTGTTATTAGGGGTTGTTATATCTAAAGGGCTTCTTTCAGTAATACCAGTACATGTAATTATATCAATATCTTTTAATTCGACATTAGCTTGTTTTAAAACAGCATCTATTAATTGGTCGGAAAAAGATTCCTCTTTTTTTATGCGAGTTACCCTTTCGTTGGATAGAGCCGAAACTATTTTACCATCAATTAATATACAAGCAGAACCATCATGCCCATCATTCAATCCTAATATTATCATTCAACTCCTTAATGATTGCTTCACCGCAGACCAAACATTATCACCATTTATATAAAAATCAGTAAACATTTCCCCAACTGCTCTAGCCACATCTCCCCAATTTAAATCATGACCGAATATTATACCTTCTTTTTGTACTTTTGGTGCCCATAATTCAATATCACGTTTCACAGTTTCGTAAGTATGATCAGCATCAATAAATATAAAATCTAAAGATTCATCCTCAAAATGTGCATGAGCCTCATCAGTTCGTTCTTCATATATTTTGACTCTAGATGAATATTTCTGCAATTCATCAAAAACTATTTCTTTCCGTTTTTTTAATGAATTTTCATGTTCGTATGTTTCTAATTTATTATCATCCTGTAATTCCCAAATATCAACACCATACATAAACAAATCTTCATTTTCATTCAATAAATTGAAAAGTGTTTCTCCTTCAGACACACCCAATTCACAGCCTGTTTTAAAATCAAACGCTTTAATATAAGCAGTAAGAACTTCCCACCTATCAACGTGTATGAACCCTGACTTAAATGGATAAGTAAGATATATTTTCTTTTCTAATATTTCTTTAAAAGGTATTTTTCTGGCAAGTACATCCCTATCATCCACAAGCATATCAAAAAACGATCTTTTTATGTGTTCATCAATTTCTTTTTCGGGGTATCCATTATCCATTAACCAATCTTCAATATTACTTAATTCCTCTAATGGTATGAGTTTGGGAAACCCATACTTATCTCCTGAGGGAGGATCCACCATAACCTTATGGTTTTTCATCATATAATATTGCTCACTGTCAAATGTCATATTTTATTTTTCATTATCAATGTTAAATATACCCCATTTTGCTATAAAATAAGAATCCACAATATCCGAAAGAGGGTTGGGAATTGTTAGGGGGGCACTGTGGGGGGCGTAGGGCGGTGAAGCGTCTTCAAGGAAACGCATATCAGTTTCTTTTACAAAAGTTTCATACATATCTACTTTACTGGCATTACCCTTTCCAGTAGCAAATTTCTTAATTGATGTAGGGGCAATTGTTGTAAAGGGGATTTTTGCTTCCCATAATTTATATTTTAATAGCCCCATATTTTCGGCAATATTAAATACTCGACCAACAGAACCATATGAATAATCTTCCATGACTACATGGTCACAATGCTGTAATAATTGTATTGCCCAAGTAGAAATCATATCATATCTATCTGTTTCACTTAAATAATTTTCAAATGGAGGGTAGGGTATAAAATTACTTAAATTTTCATCTGTGGTCCACCTCCACCTCCGTTTTTTATCATTAGATATAAAATGATAAGTACACATATTAAAGTCAAACCGTCTATCATTTTGTTCCTCGCATATACATATAGCTGGTGAATTGAGAGAATAATCTATACCAGATATTTTGCGCATTACACCTAATCCCAATTATCATCATATTCATCATTATCTATTTCTATTATTACTCCACAAAACGGGCAATACATAGGACTATTTGATACATTATCTTCATCAAATTTTAATTTGTATGGCGATCCACACGCATAACAATCCATATCCTCATTTATTATATCATTTTCTAAATCATCTTCCATAATTTTTTTATCCATTAAACTTCACAGGCTCCAGCTACACACGCCAATTCTTGAGAAGAGATAGTAAAATCTTTTTGTTCGTAATCTGATAATTTATCCCATTCAACATTTTTAGGCATGATTTTTAACATTTCTTGATATTCTTCCTTAGTACAATCTTGATATGGTGCTTGCCTATAAGAATGTTCACTAAAAGGTAGAAAAGAAATTCCAGAAATATCATCAAAATTTTCATATACCCAGGCGCCCACAGAAAACCATTCATCTTCTTTAACAGATATTGTAATACTTGGTTTATGCTCACACCAATGTTCAGCATAAATTTTCCATATTTTTAAATGGTCTAAAGCTGATAAATCTTTTCTAAAAACTGTTGATGTTGGCGATTTCATTGGAAATGAAAATACAGTAGTATGAGCTGGTTTAGTTACATCCTCCTCATTTGGGAATCCCTCATCTTTCATCATTTTACAAAGAGGATCTTTATTATCTGACCTAACTGTCCTAATAAAATATGGAGAATGTCTGGCGTGTATACCAGAAGCCGAATCAACAAGCTGGGAAACCGTACCACTAGGTTTTACACACGTAATAGCAGCTGATCTATTGATTCCCAATGCTTTTGAATAAAGTTTATTTGTTTCAACGGCCGTATTTCTGAGATTTTCTAATAGTTCTTCAATGCCCTTCTTTTTACCATTTGTAAGATTATTGTCCATTATTCCGGTAAGAGAAACTCCCAATAATCGTTCTTCATCGCAATTTCTTTCCCATTTTTTTGACAAATATCTGAAATTGGTAAGAGTTGATTGAAAGGTGCCAAGGATAGTCGCATTTCGCACTTTCTTTTGTAAAGATCCGAGATCATCATCGGGTCGGACGACAACTTCCGTAAGGTTACAGAATTCTCTTGACCGTAAAATGATTTCGCTGCATGGATTTGTACCAAAATCTGATCGTGCCAATCTTCGTTGAATGTATGAGCCATTACTATCCTTTTCTCTTGTGTTTAAAAGTGCCACTTGTTTCTCGGCTGCTTTAGAATTATATATACCCCTTTCACCAGATTTTGAATCATATAATGATAACCATTCTCTTAAAATTGTTCCTATATCTGGTTTATCATGATAATTTGCGGAATTATTTGCCAATGCTCGGTGTACAGCTGTTTCCCACCAATTACCAGATTTTGATTGTCTCATTTCTCTGTCACGTAGATCGGATAATGAAATAAGAGCTGATCTCCGTACACCACCAACCACTACAATTTCCGCTGTTTTACATACAATATCATGACATTCAATTGGTCTAAGTTTTCTTCCAGCTGCAGTTTTAAATGTTTGTATTGAAAATTTAAACAAATCTTCAAGAGGTCCTGGACCAGAAGCGCGACCTCCAAATGTTTTTAAAGGTGCTCCGGCTTCACGAACCCTACTCAAATCCCATTGAGGAACCTGACCCACCCAGAGTAAATTAAGTAATTCTTTAAATGCCTTAGCCCAACCTAATTTAGAATCTGTTACGATAATAGTTGTTTCAGTATCATAAAATATATCGGCAATACTGGGCAAATTATTAACATATTCTTCTTCAACAGAAAATCCTATTCCAGTGCCATTCATCAATATATAAAGAATTTCATCGAAAGACCTCGGGTGCTCTACTTTTATATATGCGCAATTATATCCAGCAACATTTTCTTTTTGTAATGCCTCACCAGCTGTCATTAAACATCTCATAGATGGCATAATTTTCAAATTTACTACATAAGATTCAAGTTCTATTCGTTCATTTTTTTGTAATATATAATTACAACGTTCCTTTAAATGGCGTTCAAAAAAATCAAAATATCTTTTAACTGTTTCTTCCCATGTTTCTCTTCTTTTATTTTCATAATCCCAACGTGCATAACGTGAAAGGTGTATAAACTTCATGTATTCAGTCATCATTTGGTCGACCATTCAACATTCTCCTTTATAAGTTGTCAATTTTTTCTAAAAATTCTGTTTCTTCTCGTCCTGATAATCGGTTAGTCGCGACAATATTATTGAGATTGTCTTTTATAATCTCCATTTCCTGTTTTGAAAATGTTACGCTATTCAAAACATAATCTTCAAACGCTTCACAACATAATGGAAATGTTGGTTTCACCAATTCATACATAGCATTT